GTAAACATTTCAGCGGTGCTGTTCAGATCCGATATCTGAGCATCTGCCGACGCCGCTTTACCCACCAGCCGGTCGAGTGCAGCGGTCATTGAGTCGATAACCGCAACCAGCCCTGTGCTTGCTCCAGTCGCCTGGTTAACAGAGTCGATCATCGACAGGAATGAGTTTGTCAGCGCGGTATTAGCCTGTGAAAGCGTGCGCGGGAGTTTCTCGAACTCTGCATTGACTGAGCCGGTTTGCTTCTGAATGGCGTTAAGAGCATCTTCTGCCGTCAGTTTCCCGTCCAGCATCAGTTGACGCAGTTCGCCGATGCTTACACCCATCCCGGCGGCAATCTGGCGCGCCAGTTCCGGCATTTGCTCCAGGATGGAGTTGAATTCCTCAGCCCGCACAACTCCAGATGAAATCGACTGGCCAAACTGTCGCAGCGCATTCGCCATTTCCTCGGATGAGGATCCACCAATACGCCCGATTTTCTGAAGTGTTTCGGTGAGCTGGATGATCTGGCCGTTAGTCGCACCGGTATCGCGCAATGCCGTGCTGAGTGTTTCCCACAGCTTCGCGGTGTCCTGCAGCGAACCTCCTGTTGCCGAACTGATGCGCATCAGATTCTGCATCGTCTGTGATGCCGATGCGGCGCTGCCTGTCAGGCGTTCAATGCGCGCATTGAGCTGACTCATGTTGTCAGCAACTACGAGGAATGCCTTTCCCCAGTCAACAACGAGTGAAGCTGCAATAGCCCCGGCCACGCGGTTGATATTGGTCTGCAGCTCATCCATCTTTTTGGCTGCTGTTGTGGCAGAGTTGCCGATTGAGTCGAGTGACTTATTGGCCTTTCCCTGCGCTTTCAGCAAGCCAGAAACATCGGCCTCGATGTCGTAATAAATCTCGCCTGCTTTCTCAGACATCAGTTTTCTCCGGTCATAAAAAAACCCACCGATTGGTGGGTTAGTTATTCGTGTCGTTTATTGGCATCGTTCTGTGTAGGCCGGTGGTGGAGGCGTGTCTTTCGAGCTGAGGAAGTGATCACCAAGCGTGTAGTCGACACCTTTTGAGAATATCCCCTTCGATTTCATTTTCAGCTCAACGAAGAATGGATGAAACCCTGCATAGGCACCGAAACCGTTCTTTCCGTTAATTTCCCCGCAAACAACAGCATTAACACGACCGTCATCGGCATCTGTCATCTTCACGACTTTCACATTACGGAATTGTGCGCTGCCAGGATCCAGTAGATTGGCGGACACTTCAGATTGTGCCAGCGAAATAGCCTTTTCCTCGCCCGGCTTGCAGCCAGCCAGAACCAGTGGAATCACCAAAACCAACAGTATTTTTTTCACTCTTATCCCCTGAGTTTTATTGTCGAGCCATATTACGCCCGGTCAGGCGATTACGGTACATCCATTATTAACTCAGGCAGCTTTCTTTGCTGATTTTTCGCGCTCAATCATTTCCTGCCAGCGGCGATCGTCATCGTCCATAACAGCGTCGTACTCTTCCCTGGTGAAGCCTTTCTGGTCAGGGTATTTGGCGTTAAGCATCATGGCGAATTCGGTCATGGTAAGGTTTTCAGCCTCTTCCCTGCTGATACCGAAATGGTTTCGCGCCGCCATGATGTATTCAGTCGCATGAAACTCCGGCGTCGTTTCTTTGCTTTCGTGTTTCTGCAACTTACGAACCTTGGCCCGTCCGATAACGCCATGCATGATCAGCGACTGAGCTATCAGAATCAGGTTCTCAGGCGGGAGAGCTCCACGGCGCCATACAAACGTTCGCCGTCCAGTGCGTGATGGCTCGTGCCAGCCTGTCAGCTCTGAAACGTCCTCGTCACAGCATGACTGAATGACGTTAATAGCCGAGAGCAATGCCTCACGCACAAAAGCGGCAGAGCCTGCCGCATCAAGTGCCCAACGTGGCAGCGAAACGTCACCGAAATAGTGGGCGTAAAATTTGCGCTGATGCTCTGGTATCGCACTGTGAATTTCGCGCGCCGCTTCAAGCATCTTTGCTACATCGTCATTGAACAGCGCATAGAAGGTGCGAACGATATGTTCTGGCTCGCCGATCCGAGTCATGTTACGGAGCGATGGCCGGAAGAAGTATTCACGGCCGCCAGCACCAATCAGGCACTCGCCAATTTCTTTCAAAGGGGTCATATCGCTCTCCATAACCAGTATCAAGGGCAGCACGCCGCCCTTTGTAGTGATTACGGTGCGGCAGTCACGGTCACAGCACAGGTGTCGGTGAAATCACCGTCAGCAGTGGTAGCCGTAATAGTCGCGGTGCCTTCGGCAACTGCTGTCACCAGACCGGTTGAACTGACGGTGGCGATGGATGGCGCCGAAGTCGTCCAGGTGATCGCTTTATTAGTCGCATCGGTTGGCTGAACCGCGCCGCTGAGTTGCTGGGTTGCTCCAACGACCAGAGAAGCAGTTGCAGGAGTTACTTCAATGCCAGTGGCCGCGATAGAATCAGCTACCTTAAACACAACAGTGTCAGCGTCGTAGACCTTCCACTCGCCGGAGAAGGTGGAGATATCGTTGGTACCGAAATCACCAGACCATGATGTGGTGTTCATGTAACCCTGGATGTAAGTACCGGCGTTCTCACCCGCAAAGTCGAACCGCACCCACAGGTTAGGCTGACGGCCTGCCTGCACTTCGTCAAAGATGTACTTCGACAGACGCCACGCGCCGATCTCGTTATCTTTATCAGACTTGCGAAACTCCCCTTCGCCGGAGATCGTCAGATCCATGTTGTTGACCAGGTTCTCCACCAGCCCTTTAGCATCATCTGCCTCGGAGTTGATGGTGTTCATCGAATAGTCGATGCCCTTGGTCGTCATAGCGCCGAGACGCTTCCACTCGGAAAGCGCGGGCACTGCGTCGGGGCAGCCAAAGGCCATGCGTAGCACAGCTACTTTCCCGATCAGCTTGCCAAAATCATTAGCACAGCCTTGCATGTGTACCTCTCAAATAAAAAAGGCCGCCGGATGGCAGCCTGATGGGTTGGTGATGGGTTTATTCGCCGTAGACGCACATGAACTGAAGTCGGAAGACCAGGCGGCCCTCTTCGGTCAGGATAGGCGCGGGCATGTTGCCGAGGTTTTGAATCAGGCCGAGGCATTCGTCGGCAATGTCGTTCTGCTCGACATAATTGATGATTTCCTGAGCCTTCTCAGCGGCTGCGCGGCGCTTGTCCTTAGCGGAGATGACATCCACCAGCACGTAGTGGTCCGATCCGAGGTCATTCCTGATGTCGGTGCCGCCGTTAGGCCGGAACACGATGAATGCGTCGGTTAACTTCGTTGTGTCGTCCCATGCCAGCAACTGAACAATGAAGCCAGTGGTAAGCCCGGCATCAGCGAAGTAGTTACGCACGCGCTCATACATGGCAGGCGTCATACTGAAAGCTCCTTGCGCATTACGGCATCAATCTGGCTGCGGGTGTCTTCAAAGCCTTTAGTGAGGAACTCTTTCTGCGCGGTTGCGCGGCGGAAGGTTTGCGGCACGTTCGGATCGTGTACGAAAACAGCGTAGTTTGCCGTGTAACCCACTCGCCCCGTCAGTCGAACGCCGTTGTTTATCAACTCCCGATACTGGCTATTAAGCAGCGTTGAGGTGTCGATCGGGGTGTACAACGCAGCCTGTGAGCTGCCGATTATCATTGCTGACTGTAGCGCCCTGACGACCTTTCGCCCTTTGACGTCATTAATGATGCGGTTGAGCCCGGATTTCGACAGCTTAACGCCGCGCACTTTGATGCCCATGGCTACACTCCCGTAATTATCGCCCAGTCATCTTCCAGGCCGTCGAGAGTATCGTTCCAGCGCGTCACGTGACGAACCTCATCGGCACCTGCCACGACCGGGTCCGGCTCAGCGCTAACACCAATCAGGATGTAATCGCCCTCATCAGCTAACGCATACGCAGTAAAGAAGGTGTTTTTTACGACAACCTCTTTACCGATTGAGCCGAGCTTTGCCGACAAGCCGCCGATGTAGTCGCACATGATGGTTTCAGGCGGTTCATATGGGTCGACAGGATCGCCCCACTCGTCATTACCGCCCGCTCCCTTGCGCCATATCGTGCATGGCTTGTTGTATGACCATGAAGCAGTAGACGACATCAGCCCTCCTTCCAGCGCAGCACCTTCGCGCCAGTCGCCCGGATGCGCGGGCAGTTGATGAACCACTCGCCGTCCGATTTCACGTATCCGGTAGTCTCCCGCCCGGTGTCGGTCATCACCCAAACGCGGGTGAATGAGCGCGGTAGCCCGTGCTTAACTGATTTGTACGTCATCA